TGTTAATTTAAGAGGAAGCGGTTCTGCTTCTTTAGATTCAACTATGGATGTAGGTGAGTCTGTAACAGTAGCATATATTTCTAAGCAAAACGCAACAGCGTACTATAACACAACAGTAAAAGTTGATGGAACAGTAGTAACTCCAGTTTGGCAAGGCGGAAGCGCACCAACTGGTGGTAACGTTACATCAAATGATGTTTACACATACACTGCAATTAAAACTGCAGGATCAACTTTCACAGTGTTAGCTGCGCAAACACAGTTTGCATAATAGGAGGATTATAGAAAGATGCCAATTATAGGTTCATTCGGAGCAGGATCAGGAAGAGGTTTTGGTCAAGGAACAAAAGGTGCCCCTGATTTTATATGTGCCACTGGCGGAACTATTACTGAAGTTGGTGATTATAGAATTCATACTTTTACAGGGCCTGGAACTTTTACAGTTAATTCAGTAAAAGAACCATCAAATGCAAACGTAAATTATCTTGTCATTGCTGGCGGCGGTGGAGCAGCTCCTGGTCAACAAGGCGGTGGAGGTGCTGGAGGTTATAGAGAAGCATATTCAGCTCCAGTTGCAGGTTGTTACACAGCAAGTCCTTTAGCTACACCAACAAGTTTACCTGTTTCAGCTACATCTTATCCAATTACTGTTGGAGGTGGTGGATCGGGAGGAATACCCTCATATGGTAACACTACTCCAGGATCAAATTCAATTTTTTCAAGTATAACTTCAACAGGCGGTGGAAGTGGAGGATATGGTCGTGCTCAACTCGCAGGTAGTGGCGGTTCTGGCGGGGGATCAGGAGAAGGTTCTCCTAACCCTATTGCAGGAGGAGCAGGAAATACACCTCCAACATCACCACCACAAGGTAATCCAGGAGCTACATATGGTCCTCCAAACGGAGGAGCAGGAACAGGCGGTGGAGGAGCTGCACAAGCTGGACAAGTTGGTCCAAATGGATCAGGATATGGTGGAAATGGTGGAAATGGAACAGTTACATCTATTTCTGGTTCACCTACAACATATGCAGGCGGTGGTGGAGGCGGTCAATACCCAAGTGTACCTAGTGCTATACCAGGAAAAGGCGGAGAAGGTGGCGGCGGTGAAAGCGGAGGAACCCCTATTCCAGGACCATCTGCAGGAACAGCAGGTGTTGCAAATTCAGGCGGAGGTGGAGGAGCTCCATTTTCTGCTTGTGCTCCAGGAGCTGGAGGTTCAGGAATAGTAATTATTAGGTACAAATATAAATAGGAATATTATATGGCACATTATGCAAAAATAAGTGAAGAAAATAAAGTTTTACAAGTTTTAACTTTAGATAATTCAAATACATTAAACGCCGAAGGTCAAGAAGATGAAGCAATAGGTCAGGTTTATTTAGAAAAACATAATAATTGGCCAGCTCATTTGTGGATTAAAACTTCTTACAATACAATTGGTAACATTCACGTAAAAGGTGGTACACCATTTAGAGGAAATTACGCAGGAATAGGTTTCGAATGGGATAAAAACAATCAAATCTTTTGGCCTAAAAAACCATTTACATCTTGGATAAAACACAATAATTCTGCTTCTTGGAAATCTCCAATTGGTGATGAACCTGCTTTAACTGCAGAACAAACTTCACAAAATGAAGCTGGCACTCATAACTGGGAGTACTTTTGGGATGAAGCTGCATATCAAGTTGATAATACAACAGGTTGGGTATTAAAAGATTCTATGGTATAATTTACATTTCGTGGTATGCAAAAGAAAGTATTAACTGAACAAGCTTTGTTTTATGGTGATGTTTCAATGCCAAAAGGTTTTGAGATAAATCCTTTAAAATTTTCTCAATCAATTCTTGAATCTTTTTACAAAAAACAAAAATTTATTTTTTTTAAAGATTGGGACAAGTTAAATACATATATTAAAGATTATATAAATCTTAATTATGACATAAAATTAATTAATAAAGATACTTGGGGAAATGCATATATACCAAATGAAGTAACAGAACCTTTGTTAAATGTAGACCCCGTTGATTTAAGAAATTCACCTGATTATACTTGTTTGTACGGAATTAACACCATCGATTGTACGGTTAAAATATACTATGATGATAATAGAAGAAAAGGAAGAAATTGGGAAATAAAATTAAAAGATAATATGTTTATTATGTTTCCGTCAACTAATTTATATTTTATCTCAAACAAACAAAAAGATTCATTAAATTTTATACAAACAATTACTTATGGATATATCTAATCTAATACCTGTCTAAATAATATTCCTGTGATCATTTAATTAATTTTATATTAAAAGCAACACTAATACGGTTTTCTTTCGATCTACTTGGTTCAACTAAATGAACTAAAGAAGCAGGAAATAAAATTAATTGGTATTGTTCGGGTATAATGCTGTAATTAACCCAACTCAATGGGTCATCTATAAAATCAAAAAGTGTTGAGTAATCTGAATTGTTTGTATTATTTAAAAAAACTAATTTTCCGCTGTCAGGTGGGCATTTTAAATACCAAATACCAGAAAATGGAATGCCTGAAGAAACGTGATTGTGTGGCATATTGAAATCACAGTAATGATTTTCATTTACCCAACAAGAAATAATCTTCCATTTAAAATTAAATTTTTTATTAAAAGAATTTAAATACTGGTCTATATCTTGTTTAAAAGAATCCTTAATCATATGAAGAGGAAAATTCTCTGTTTGTATTCCACCAACATTAGAAATTTGTCTTAATGAGTTTTTTTCTTTACATATTTTTAGCCAATGCAAAAATTTTTCTTCTCTTTTTTTATTTTTGTTAGTGGTAATTTGAATAGGTGTTCTACTTATATTTACAATCATTTTCTGTATATTTTCATATCTTTATATTAAGTTGACTTATACTAAATATTACAGTATAAATCAACTTATTATTAGAAATTATAATATGCTTTATCCAACACTTTGTATAGATAATTTTTTTCAAAACCCAGATTCAGTAATAGATTTTTCTAAAACATTAGAATTTAAAAAAGGTGATGGAACTTGGCCAGGAAAAAGAACTTTACCTTTACATATGATTGATAATAATTTTTTTCAAAAAACAACATCAAAAATAATGGCTTCTTTATATCCTAATGAAATTCATAGTAGAACTATGCAATGGTCAGCAGCTCAATATTTTCAAAAAATAAAAACAAATGAACATCTACATCCAGGTTATATTCATCAGGATTTAGAAGATGAATTTACCTCAATTATTTATTTAAGTGACGAGGAGGATGCAGGTACTGCTATTTTTAAAATTATAAAAGAACCTATTCCAATTTATGAAGATATTAAAATTAAAAATTATTTAAGTAAAAAAAAATCAAAAGATTTTTTTAAATCTATTAAAGACAATAGAGAGTGTTTTCAACAAACTTTTGAATTTACTTCTTTAAAAAATAGAATGGTATTATTTGATTCTTTTCATTTTCACGCTGTAAATAATTTTGGTAAAAAACAAAAAGAAAGACTTACTTTAATAACTTTTTTTAAATCAATTTGTAGAAGGGATGGACAGGGTTTGAGATTTCACGTAAATGAATGTATAAATGGATAAGTCATATATACTATATTAATATTAAATTAGAAATTTAAAAAATGAATTTAAAAAACTACTATTATTATTTTTCATCAGCTCTACCACCAAAACTATGTGATGACATAATTAAATATGGTCTATCACAATCAGAAACTATGGCTACAACAGGTGGTTATGTAGGTAGAGAACTTACTAAAGAAGACGTAAAAAATATGAAAATTAAAAGAAATTCTGATGTTGTGTGGTTAAATGATCGTTGGATATATAAAGAAATTCAACCTTATGTAAATATTGCAAATCAAAATTCAGGTTGGAATTTTGAATGGGATTATTCAGAACCTTGTCAATTCACAAAATATAAACTTAATCAATATTATGATTGGCATTGTGATAGTTGGTCAGAGCCTTATGACAAAAAAGACCCCAATGATCCTCAACAAGGTAAAATAAGAAAACTTTCAATGACTTGTCAATTAACTGACGGGTCCGAATATGAAGGTGGTGAATTAGAGTTTGATTTTAGAAACTATGATCCCCATATGCGAGATGAATTAAAACATTTAGTACAATGTAAAGAGATATTACCTAAAGGTTCTATAATTGTATTTCCTTCATTTGTATGGCATAGAGTTAAACCTGTAACGAAAGGAGTAAGATATTCATTAGTTGTGTGGAATCTTGGATATCCGTTTAAATAAAATGCAAACATTTGAATATTTTAAAACACCAATCTATATTGAACAAAAACCAGAGTTTGTTAAATCTTTGAACAAAGTATCTGATAAATACATTATAGATGCAAAAAAAAGATCAAAAGAATATATAAAAAAATATGGTGATTTTGGAA